TTTTGACCAATCATGGCCCGAGCGCCAGAGGCAATCGTGGTACCAGACGAGCAAACCGCAGCTTGGAACACCGTATCCGGATCGTCGCAAACATAAGCAACGCAATCACCGGCGGCAGTGCTAGCCACCCAGTTCTGCGAGAACTGCTTCTGCTTCGTCGTCGGGTTGGTGTACGAACAACCAAGGAAGACACCAACAAGGGTGCCAACGGTACCGGTCGTAACGCTGATCCGCTCAAGATTACCGCGAACGAGCGCAACGAAGTCACCATAGAAAATGTCCGTGGCGTACGCATAAGTAATGTTATACATCCGCGTAGAACCGGCGAACACCTGCCCACCGATCAGATTGATCGGCTTTAGCCCGTAGGGCTTATCAACCGTGGGGTAAGCCATTTAAGACTCCTGAATTATTGACCGCGCCCAAATGTCACCTTGGTTTTACGCTCGGAAAAGAGCGGCATCCTCGGATCATTTTCGCGCATGAAGTTGTTATCCACAGACTGGATCTGTGCATCGGACTGCTCTTGATAGTGATCATTCCGATCTTGAACCAATTCTGAGGGGGTTTTGCAAAGCATCAGCCCACCGATCACGATGTTGTCTTTAAACCGGTCGTTTTCGACCGTCATAAGTTGAACTTCGGGGTGATCTGAAGCTTTAACGGGTTCCCAACCTTCACGAAGTTTGAGAGAAACATTCATAGGGTCCGCTTGCCCACGAGTGCTGACCCGAACCCAACGAAAAGCATAACCGGGCTCCGGATTGGGGCTCGGCAAAACTTCTGGACGAGACCATGCACGCTTACGCACGGTACGTTCACGGGTTTCCATCTCACGGTTTGTGCGGTTTTCAGCCATTTTGTTTCCTCATATCTTCGGCAACTTGTCGGGCATACTGCTCGGGCGTGAGCCCAAGCCGTTTAGCTAGTCTTACCTGCGACTCATTAAGTACGATTTTTCGGGGCGCAATACTACGAGATGCGGGTGCAACTACGCTTCGGCGCGGCTTAGTAGCCGGAGGAGTATCTTCGTCGGCATTAGAAGCGTCAGCTTCAAAACGCTCTGGGAAGAGTTGACGCATACGCCGGTTAATCCGGTCGTAGTAATCATTACTTTGAGGGTTAATTCCCTCGCGGACCAGCTTTTGATGCAACCCCAACGCTAGACTGGTCATCTCGTCGTCGGTGCCGAACCAAGTATTTTCCCTTTGCCAAGCAACAGCTTTAGGGTCTGGTTGCGGCTCAGACGGCGGCGTTGGAGCGTCAAATGCTTGTTTTACCGGAGTTTCTTTTTGTTGTAAAGGGGCTGGTTTAAAGTTAGCCACCTTCTCTGCCTTGATCTTGGCAAGAGTAAGTGCTTCCTGCGCCTCTACAATTTTGTCAGAATCAGCGGTTTCAAATGCCTCTTTGTAGGCCCGTTTAGCCTGTTCAAGCTCGGCTGCACTGCGAAGTTTGGCCTGTTCTAGAAGCGCAGCAAGGTTCTTTTCCCGGTCCGCTTTAAGCTTTTTATTCTCCTCAGTAACAGACTGGGCAAACCGAATTGCTTCCTCCCGTTCGCGTTGCGCTGCTTCGGCTCGCCTGCGTTCGTCGTGGTAGCCCTTGGAGAAGTGCTGAATACGCTTTTTTACCTTTTCAGAGTATTCAGCAAGTTCTTCTTCCGTTACCTCAGCCGGGGGCTCTGACGGTTTTCGATTGCGGTCTTGAGGTGGCGTGTCGTCTACGACTTCAATTTCGACATCGTTTCCCTCGGCTTTTACCTCTACTTTAGTTTCTTCGACGTTTGCCTCTTCTTTTTCTTTAGGCTTATCCGGGTCAGGAAACTCAAACTCTACTTTTTCAAAAGGCATGATGGATTCCTTATCAGGCTCGCGTTACACCACGGGGGTCAGGGACTACAGCTTCAATCGAGTCGTCGTTCAGAAGCCGATACTCTTGGTTGTTCACTTTAAAACGCGTACCCGAATTCGGGCGGAACATTACAAAATCCCCGACCTTGCACCACGGACCAGTGGGAAAACGATCCTTATCGGTATACGCTTGCTCCCCCATATCAATTACGGCACCCATCATGGACATAACATGCTCTGCATGTTTGGTTTGATCTGCCTTAACAAGCCCAGAATCAAACGTTTCTTCAATTACAGGCAACGCAATCAACAGCCGAAACCCAACAGGTTTTGGAAGTTGCGCTTCAAATTCGTCGTCAGTCATCATCGTCTTCCATATAATTGCGCGAAAGGTCAAGGATTTCACGCTTTGCGGTCTCTAGACCTCGAATCAAGCCGCAAAGATCTCTGTACTCCGCGTAGTCTTTAGCTGCGCCAGAGGACAACGAGTCAGCAACCGCCGCTATATGGGCGGTGAGTTTTTCATTCAGCACGTCAAAGACGGTTTTTGCCATTTACGCTCTCGGTTTGTTGGCTTGCGCCGCAAGCTTGAGACCTTCAAGCTGCAGTTTTTTCTCGTCAATAGCAATGTCGGCTTGGTCCTTCTGAGCCTTACGCTGGATGTCCTGCATCTTGATCTGCAACTCTTGCTGCTGAAGCTGGAACAGCGGGTCTTGCTGTTGTTGCTGCGCTTGCTGCTGCGCCGCTTCCTGCTGGTGGATCTGAGTAAGTTGCTTACCCGCGTCTGCCATAAGGCGTGAGAGCTGAAGTTCAATTTCTTCTGGCATCTCTTCGTTGGGCGCAGGTAGCGGAGCACCAAGACGCTCTTCCAACTGCTTCCTGTATTCAAACCCAACGTGCTCGGCGATGTGAGCTTGCAGTGCACCCATGATCTGGTTCGCCATCGGGTTCTGCCCAATAGCTTGGGTAATCAATGGGTCCTGCATAAACGACTGGTGTGCAGCCAAGTGCGCGGTGTGGTCCTGATAGATAAACGCCTTAAGTGGCTTACCAACAAGAGCGCCCATGTTCTCGGACACTGGATCACGCGGTTTGGCGTTTTCAGCACTCGGGATCAGTTTGTCAACGTTTCTGATACCCAAGGTTTCAAGCATCTGCTTGTGCAGATACGGAAGGTCGTAGATCTGTGGGCTTTGCTGCGCCATTTGAAACGCAGCTTGATACTGCACTACCCGTTGCGCCATCGTCGAAGCATTTGGGTCCGACACAGGTATAACATCGACCTGTGCATAATCCTCGCTTCGCGCCCTACGATCCACACCTTCTGGAATATAGTCATACGGCTCGTCCGCGTACTCGGCAATAATTTCTTTCAGGAGCTTGAACTCCTGCTTCATTGCGTAGTGAACTCGGGCCTGAACTGCCGTCATGGGTTTGAGCGTGCGCTCAAGCAGGGCCAAGGTTGTGCCAACCGGAGCATTAGCACTCATGTCCGAGATGTTCATGTCGCTGATCGCCCCAAGTCTTCGACCCTCTTGAGTGATCTTTTCAAGGAGCGCGGCGAGCACTTGGCTTGGCTCCTTGTAGGGCAGTGTCATGATGTTGTCTCGTACCGTGCCGCTAGGCACATCTACGTCTCTAAACTCCCCCGGTGCAATCGGAGTGTCGTCGCCTTTAATACGAAGTCCTCTGGACTTCAGACCACCGGGCAAATTACTTAAGGTACCGGCGTCCACCAACTGCCTGATGATGGACGTTCCCGCCCTTGCGTAACCACCGATGATGTGGATCAGTCCGAGGCAATAGAACCCAAAACCGGGGACATACCCATAGTGAATGAAGTGCTGTCGAGGCAGCATCAAATCGTCAGTCGGGCTGTAGTTCCTGCGGATGGCTAAAACTTTGGTCGTGCCTTTGTCAATAGTGATTATGTAAGGCTTAGGCAACTCGTCTTCGCCATCAAGGCTTGGGATGTTGCGTTCAATCTGCACTTCATACAATGCGTACCTGTCGTCTGAAGTCAGGCTATAGCCGCCTTCTTCGGCTTTCTTTTTCTCAATATCGGTAAAGAACGCAACAGGTTCACCCAACTCAATGTCACGGTAGAACCCAGCGGCCTGCAGCTTCTGCACTTCGTTTTCGGTCTTACGCATAATGTGCGTGACCCGTTCTGCGGTCTGAATGTGGCTCGTGCCATAGGGCACAATGACATCCTCGGCGGGTACAAAAATTGATACTTGCCGTCCAAGTCGCGGGTCGTAGTAAACCTTTTTGAAGGCCGAACCGGCAAGCCCAAGACTATAGAGCATCCGTTCATGCTCGCTGCGGTACTCCACCATGCGCTCAGTCAACTGATAATTCATGTCCGCTCGGACACGATCTGCCGACTTTTCTTTATCTTCCGTTACATCTCCAAGGATCTTGGTCTTTACCGGCCCCGCAGCGGGGAAGGTCTCCGACATAGTTTCAGCCTGAAACCTGATTGCGGCCTCCGCTAAAAGCGTGGAATACACTCCACACGCATCATCCCAAGGCTCAGTACGTTCCTCGTACTTGAACCCAAGAACGTCTAACCCCTTTACATACGTATCCGCCCAGTCTTTGCGAGCAGAAATATCTGCATCCACCAACTCAACAATCTCAGAACTCAGCGCCGCCAGTTCGCCTTCATCAAGGTATTCGGCAAGATTGGCATCAAACGGAACATCTTCCATATCCGCTGGGCCTTCAGGCATCAGCGTGATCTCCATACTGCCGTCAGATAGAGTTACTGACTCTGGGTTTACAATATCAATCTCAAGGTCTGGCTCTCCTGCGGAAACGGCTAATCCTGTGGGGGCTGCGTACAGCCCTTTGTCTACCATGTTTGTAGCCATAGCAACCTCTAGTAATACGCCTTCCGCTTACGGAAGTATGTTGGTTCATCAGGCTCGTCCGAATCTAACCGTACAAACCCACCCTGCCGGAATCGTATCAGTGCTTGGGTCGTTGAATCTACCAAGTCATCGTGCGGGGCGTTAGGGAAAGCGGCCATCTCTTCCTCCACTTCTTCCGCCCAACGAGTCTGCGGCCTCCACACTTTACCCGACCGGAATAAATCCGCTACTGAATTGATCCTTACAAACTTGTCGTTTCCTTTAGTCGGGCTGTACTCAGACACAGCCAGCCCCATGCGCCTTAGTTCAAAGATCAACGGACTGCCAGCAGCTTTTGCCTCAACCACGCAGGCATCTGGCTCCCACTCTTTATAAGACTTGAACGCACGTTCTTTAAGTTCAGGAAACTCCATCCGCTCTTTAAACGCGTTGAGCAAAATAATATGCGCGTCTGAGTTGTTCTCGTCTTTGTAGAACACACCCCACGTTGTACACGCTGAATAGTCACTACGCTCAGTCTTTGTAAACGCAGTATCCCAGCTCTGAATAATAAACTCGCAGTCGGGCGGGTCGTCCTTCTCCCAAATCTTCCACCACTCCCGCTTTACTATTGCCCCCTCTTCAGAGGTTGGGCTTTGCTGGTACTGCGCGTTCCACTTTGCCGGTGGCAGTTCCTGCTTTAGCGCGTCTAACTCTTCAAGACTCCAGAATTCCGGCCAGAGAGGAACCCCAGATGGCATCAACGCAGGCAGTTCAATTACTTCCCATTCGTCAGTTGTACCCAACTGAGCTGCACGATTAAGGATTCGACCCGTTAAGTCCGTGGTTGCCCATCGAGTCATAACTACGACAATAGCGGCCCCCGGCTGCAGCCTCTGCCTAGGTCCGGATTCATACCAATCCCAAACTTTACTAAACACTTCCGGGTTGGAAGCAGCTAAAACAGCTTCTTGTTCGCTGTGGGGGTCATCAATAATAAGCAGATCCGCGCCTTTACCCGTGACGGTACCGCCGACACCGATGGCGAAGTAGTCGCCACCTTTGGACGTGTTCCATCTACCGGCTGCTTTTGAATCAGTTTGCAGGGCAAGTTCGGGGAAAAGGTCATGAAACACCTCAGAATCGACCAAGTTTCGCACTTTTCGGCCAAAACCGACCGCTAATTCACCAGTATTGGACGCTTGAATGACCTTTTTTGTGGGGAACTGGCCTAAAAACCACGCAGGTAGGAGGTAAGAGGCAAATTCTGACTTGGTATGCCGGGGCGGCATGTTGATGATCAGGCGTTTTAACTCCCCTCGGGCGACTCGCTCAAAGGCAGAAGCCATAATCTTGTGATGTTTACCTGAAACAAACGTAGGCCACACCTTTTGTACAAACTTAAGGAACCTTTCTCTGCAAAGATCCTTTTCTTTGAGCTTTTCTAGCGTAGCTAGCTGAACTTCCAACGTTCTTAGGTCGGATTCGGACAGCTTGCCGCTGTTTATAAGCTGCTCAATATCCTTAAGTGAGACTTCACTCATGGTCTATTGGCCCGAGTTGTGCATCCAAATCATCAAGCGGCGTTACATCTATAACGTCTGAGTTCAACAGACGCTTAATCCGCTCTTTAATGGACTGCTCCAACGTCACACTAGATGTATGGTGGACCGTAATCTCGCTTCGCTCAGTAAACAACCCAACATCTGAGTGTTTACCAAGCAGCTCTAGCGCCCGGATCTCAATCTTTGGGTCTCCGCAATCAGCCAACATCACCAGTCTGTTAGTAACAAAATGGCGTGCCTCGATGGCGTCGGCAAAAGACTGGAAGTTGTAGCGCTTTACAAGATCAGAAACCGCTTTGGCTTCTGCAGTAGCTGAAATAGTGGCTGGCAGTTTGGGTTTGCCTTCGCCTGTTATCAGCGCTTTAGCTTTATCTAGGTCTTCGTCTGCATAGTCTAAAGAACCACCAAGCTGTTCTATTAGATCTACCGTGTTAACCGCAACTGCAACTGCGTCTTTATGCGTTGCAGGCTGTTCATCTTCAAGGTCAAACGGAACGGGTACGTTTGCAACTGGCTCAATTGTAGGCATATCAAAGCACCGAGTAATCGGGATGCGCGGAATGTAACATAAAAATAGGAGGTTGGGACTCCAAAGGGGGGTGTTTTATAGGGGGCGCTTCTTCGTTAGGAGGTTGGGACTCCAAAGGGGGGTGTTTCTGTATGCAAGGGGGTGGGGGTCGAGAGTACAAAAAAGAATACAAAAAGCTAAAAGCTTAAAAAATGTGGATTGAGTGTGCGGATTATTAAGTAAGCCGCCGCGCGGGGGCCCCAAAGTTAGTGGGTGCTCACTACCCCGTGGGGGTAAATGAGACGCATTCTCATTTAATCGTACCCTATTTTGGTTCCACGCACCGCTTGAACGATGCGGGTTTGAGAGTACAAGGAAAGCCGTGGCACCGATGCGAAATAACGTCAACGCCACCGCTCAAGTAGGGGACGCGAGACCGGGTGCGACAAGCGCGCCTCACCCTCGCCAACTGGTTGACCTGATGGGCGCCGAAAGCAAAGGCTGAAGGAACCGCGCGAAGCGCGTGACAAGGGATACACGGGAGCAAAAAGCGAATGACGCTTTCCCGGCAACTATCTGCCTTGGGTTCGAAACGAACAGAACCGACAAAGCAGGGCCATGTTTCACGGGTTCACAGGCAAAGCAACTAGGTCGAACCTTGGTTGCCCATAGCCTGTGAGCCCGATTCTTGCTGACCGATTTGTGCGTTACATAACATTGTTACGTTTTGAGTCGGCAGCATCAATCAACTTTCCCAATGGAGATTACATCATGGCCCTTATGCACACTGAAGCACTCTCGAAAGCAATCGCGTCCATCGGCAAACGTGGCGCGTCTCTCAACAAAGATATTCAAATCGCAGCTGTTGCAGCGGTTGGGTATTCTGTATTACACGGAGATGTAACATTCGGCAACCGCTTGCTGGATGCACTTGGCACGTGGACAAGGAAGGATGCACTTGTGGCTTTCTTCGAGAAATACGGCAACTTCGCATGGATGAAGCAGGACAAAAAGCTGGTGTTCTACAAAGCCATCGAAGGCATGACCGAAAAAGAGTTCGAAGAATACGCAGAAACTTTGCCGCAGTGGGATTCCGCGAAGCGTCCTCCGCAGATTGTATCCAAGTATGACGTAGCCGCAGAGTTCGACAAATTCCTCAAGCGTATGGAAAAGCTGCGCGAGGACGGCACCATCGAGTTGCGTAACAAAGCCCTGCTGGACGTACTAGAGGATACAACTGCCAAGTATCACGCGCGTCTGGTATTGGGCACCGCTGCTGACGAATCACAGGTTGCCTGATGAGGCTTCAATAGCCGAAACCCTGCGGGTATCAACCCGCAGAGGTCGCAATCACGGAGAACACGATGAACAACAAAACAAAGGCCAAAGCGAAAGCTGAAGCACAGGCATGGCTGAAAGACTGGATGGAACAACACCCCGGCAAAGCCCGCAGGACGGTTAAGCAAACCAAAGTACCAATTCGTAACAATAGGCGCGAGTCAGTAGGCAAATCCATCAACTCAGTCTGGCAGCACATCAAGAACCCATCACCAAGGAAAGGTGGGCTATGGGGATGGCATAAAACGTAACAAACAAGCTCCTCATGCAGCACCGCCCGCTGTTACAAAAACCCCCCAAACACCGGTACGTAACTTGTTACAAAAAAAGTCGCGTAAGTCATTGATTTTAAAGCTATGTTACATGTTACGTGTTTTTTCAAGAGAGCGAAAGTCTAGAAATCCGCAAAACCCCGCAGCCCCCCTCCAGCAAAATGTATTCTCTTAAATCAATCCGGGCCAACTATATATTATTTTTTATAACATACATAACATATAACATTCATTAACTTTATTTATATAAATCAAGCACTTAGATCAACTTTTCACGTTACGTTTTCATTTCAGTTTTTTAACATGCATAACAGGAGGCTTTGCCGTGAACTGTAACAATCAATGTGCCCTTTGCGGGGATGACATCCCATCTGCCCGTTGGCAGCGGTACGTGCAGGAGAAAACACCCATCCTGCAGCGGGTGTGCATATTCTGTGCGGAGGAAGCCGCACGTGCAGAACGCCGGTCATGGTGTGTGCTTACACCTCACAAGCAAGGCCCAATGTTTTTCACTGCAGCCTCCGCCCGCGAAGCTGCAATCGGCATCAACAACAAAGGAGGGTTAGTGAAATGAAAATCGTAATCAATACCTGCTACGGCGGGTTCAGCCTAAGCAAAGAAGCTTTCGCTCAATACTGCAAAGAGACGGGCACTAACCCGGAAGCGGTGGGCGACTGGGAGATGCCTCGGGACAATCCCGTGCTGATCCGCATCGTCGAGGAAATGGGCGAGGCCGCTGACGGGTCTTACGCTGCGCTGAAGGTGGTCGAGATCCCCGACGGGGTGAACTGGTGCATCGAGGACTACGACGGGCAAGAATGGGTGGCAGAACGCCACCGGACATGGAGCTAAGGAGAGTACAAAATGAAAGACACAATCATCTGCGACTTGGACGGAACGCTCGCCAACTGCGAGCACCGGGTGCACCACGTCCGTAACAAACCAAAGAACTGGGATGCGTTCTACGCAGGGGTGCGTGAGGATGAAGTCAACTACCCCGTCCTCAACATCCTCGACAAGTTCCTCTGCTACGAAGGACTTAGGTACAACATCATCTTCTGTTCAGGCAGACCCGAGAGGTGCAGAGAGAACACGGTTTGGTGGTTGAAGGAAGTTGCACACATTTGGTGTTCGCCAGACTCACCCGATGTGCAGTTATTCATGCGCAAAGACGGCGACTACCGTGCCGACTACATCGTCAAAGAGGAGATTCTCAACGAGCACATAGACAAAGACCGAGTGCTGTTTGTGCTGGACGACAGGCAGCAAGTGGTCGACATGTGGAGACGCAACGGGCTTACCTGTTTTCAGGTAGCAGAAGGGAACTTTTGAGGAGTACAAAATGAAACTAAACAAATGGTCGATCCTAAAGACCGCTGACAAACGCGGACTTGTAATCAAACCCCCGGAAGGAGGTGCGAATCACTACGAAGTAGCTGTTGCAGTACGAGATCACAGGCTGGAGATCAATGTTTACGTAGACGGAATCGTCTTGCCCGTGGCTTTCATGGCTGTACCAACTAAGGAATGAAATGAAAGTAAAGACCAATGAACTGACTGCTGATGAATGCGTCTCCCGCCCCACGAAGTTGATTGAAATGCCTTATCGCTGGGACTTGGACAAAGGTTGTTGGGAATATTGGTTCCAAGGCGCTTGGGTATCTTACGAAGAACTAGGTGAATGAAATGAAAGTAAAGACCGATGAACTGACCGGTCCAGCCCTTGACTGGGCGGTGAATCAGATTGAGGAGTGCTGCGACGATCCGTGGACTCCATTGTTCTCAACCAACTGGTCCCAAGGTGGGCCGATCATTGAGCGGGAGCGAATCGGTATCGAGCCTTGGGGTAGCGAGCTAACGTGGTTGGCGCAAACGTACAACGAGGCAGGCAGGGTATTGCATCGGCAGTACGGACCTACCCCCCTAATCGCAGCCATGCGCTGCTACGTTGCAGCCCACCTCGGAAACGAGGTGGAAGTACCAGAGGAACTGAAATGAAAAACAAACCCAACAAACACGAACTTATAGCCTTCATTGCCCTATCCATGCTTGTAGTTTTCTGGACATGGCAGGTAGTGGAGTGGTTGAGCAAATGAATGGGAGGGACTGCGTAGCATGAAAAAGATAACCAACCGATCAGCACGTGAGTACGTGCAGGAACTCAAGCCATTCGAAGCGAACAATCTGTTTGCTGAGTGGATCACAGTGAAGTACAGGGAGGGAAACAAGTGGGCAGATAAGAGGGCGTATGTAGTCTTTAGTTATCAAAAGCATTGGCCGTTGTTTATCTATGACGGGCAAGCGCAGGTGTGGTTTGAGAACATTGAGACCGTATCAGCAACAACAAGCAGGCACCGGTCGCAAGCACACCCACTGCGACCAACGATAGCGTGTGACAGAGACACTATGAGAGAGGTGCTGACCAAGGGAGTTAACGCGATACTTTTACGAGGAGAGAAGTAATGAACGAAGCGATAAAGCAAAACTTTGGAACCCTGCTCACCGCTGTACGCAACGGTGATGTGTGTCTGGTGGAGTGCACAGATACGAAGACAGGTGAGACGGTAGTTGCAGTTTGTACAGTAGAAGAACATGAAGACGAGTACCGCATCATCCCGCTAGCAAAGATGTTCAACGGAGATCCATATGAAGAACTGATACCACCGCAAGCATAAGCAAACAAATTAAACACATCACACTCAAGGAACGAACATGGCTGAAATCAACTTTGGCAAGACCATCACCCTCAAGCAAGCAGCTAACCTCATCAAAGCTAGCCCAGAGACTAGGTTCCTGCTGCAGGGCGAGCCGGGTATCGGCAAGTCATCCATCCTTAAATCCATCGCCGACGATCTCGGCTACGACTACTCCTACATAGACGTGCCAAACCTAGACTTGGGCGATATTGCGATGCCTGTGGTGGACCACCAGACCAAGACCACCAAGTATTACCCCAACGCAAGGTTCAAGCTGCACGAGGGCAAGCCCGTAGTGATCATGCTGGACGAGTTCACCAAGGGTGCCGATCCGGTCAAGAACATGCTGCACCCACTACTTGAGAAGAACTCGCGGTTGGGTGACGTATCAGTTGATCCCCTATCTCCCATCTTCCTCACTGGCAACCTGTCAACCGACGGGGTTGGGGATACGTTGAAAGCACATAGCAGGAATCGCATCGTGCCGGTCACGGTGCAGAAGCCCACTGCCGAGGAATGGGTGGACTGGGGTATCAACAATGGGATAGCACCCGAGGTGTTGGCGTGGGTCAATAGGTTCCCTCATGTGATGGAGTCTTACATCGACGGCAACAAGGAGAACCCGTACATCTACAACCCACGCAAGCCACAACTTGCGTTCGTGTCTCCTCGGTCGCTGCACACTGCGTCGAACATCATCAACCGCAGACACATGTTGGACACGGACACTGTGATCGCTGCCTTGACTGGTGCTATCGGTGAAGCAGGTGCGAGAGACATGCAAGCGTTCGTTGAGTTCTCGGATCAACTGCCTACGTGGGAATCAACAATCCGCCAGCCCAAGGATGCACCGGTCCCCAGTAGCCCCGGTGCATGTGCCATCGTTGTATTCGGTGCTATCGCCAAGGTAACCAAGGACACAATCGCTGCGTTCATGGAGTACCTGCAGAGGTTTGAGCCTGAGTGGCAAGCAGTGTTCGCAATCAACATTGCCAAGACCCCGAGCAAGCAGGCAATCGCATTCAGTAGCAAGGCGTTCGCCGAGTGGGTTGCAAAAAACCAAGATCTGCTTTGATAGGAGGTAAGCATGGGCTATCGAAGCGATGTCATGGCGGTGTTCTACACCACGGACAAAGAAGAGTTCCCGCTACTCAAACTTTTTGTTGAGGAGAACTTTCCCAAA